GCGTATAACTACGGCACGCTGCCAGGCCGCATCCGTAACGCGGTGCAGTCCGGCGACGTAGATGCCATCGCCGCCGCCGTCGAAGGGTTGGCTGGCGATAACCAAGGCATCAACGCGCGCCGCCGCAGCGAGGAAGCCGCGGTCATCCGCGGCGCTAACGCTATGGCGCCAAACGCCGCGCCTGCCAACGCCATGCTGGCGCCACCGGACGCGGCGGTGGTGCCACGACCATTAAGCCCAGTTGAGTTTCCGGGGGCTCCAAGGCCAGCCTCATTAAGCGAAGCTGATTTGCTTAGGCGCATACGGGACGTGCAACAGAAAGAAGCCGAAGCCCTTATGCTTGCGGATGTTCAACGTCAAACGGCGGCAGCGCGCGCAGCGGAAGCCGGGCAAACGTCAGAATCTCAAACCCGCGGGCGCCTGACCGCCGAACAAGAACGCGAAAACCGCCGGAAACAAGAAGGCCGCGAGAACATCGAAAAAGTGTTGGAGGATATGAAAGCATCCTACCAGCGCTTAGAAGAACTGCGCGGTATCCCAAGCGAGCGGCGCGGCGCCGCTGCAAACATCCCCGCTTATCTTGGCGCTACGCCGCCAGGGCAAGAGTTGGGTAAGGCGCTGGCTACACCATCGCAATCGCAGCGCAATGCTCTCCAAGCGTCGGGCCGGCAACTGCTGACCGCCATTAAGGCCGCCACCGGCATGTCGGCGCAGGAGATGAACTCAAACGTAGAGTTGCAGCAATTGATGGCGGCTATTTCAAGCCCAACGCAAAGCATCGAGTCTGTGCGCGAAATTTTGACGCGCATCAGTCGTAATTATGGTTCGGGCAGGCTTGAGTTTGGCGCACCGGCGGAAACACCGGCCGCCGCCGCGCCAGCACCCGCCGCCGCTGCACCACGCGACGGTGTGCCAAGTCAACGCCGCGGCGCGGCAGCGCCGGTCGGGCGCCCGACATTAGAGCAGTTTCTTGAGCGCGCCCGCCCGGCAAACCCCAACGCTTCAGTCGAAGACCTTACGGCGTATTACAACCGTACATATGGGGGCCGCTGATGGTGGACATCGTTGACCCGTTTCGGACGACGGCGCCCGCGATTGTAGACCCTTTTGCGGGGGCCGCGCCGGCCGTAGCAGACCCATTTGCGACAGCCCCGGCGCCCGACACGTCCGTCGCTCAAAACGTGGGTGTCGCGGCACGCGCTGCGTACCCCTACGCGACCGCCGCCGGGCTTGGGGCTATGGCTGGCTCGCCGTTTGGTGGTCCGGTGGGCGCAGCGGTCGGTGCCGGGCTTGGCACGTTTGGGCTTGGCATTTCTGACCTCGCTACGATGGGATACAACGTCGCTACACCGTTGTTTGGCGGCAGCCGCATCCCACTGCCGTCCGAAAACATTCAGGCTTTGTACGAGCGCCTTGGCTTCGGCCGCCGCCCGCAGACACCAGAGCAGGAATTGCTGTCGGCGGCTGTGTCGGGCGCGACAAGCGGTGTAAGTCAGGCCGGCGCGTTCAACGTTCTGGCGCGGCAACTTTCACCGTCGGTGACGCGCAACGTGATGTCTACTTTAGGCCAGCAGCCCGCCGTGCAGACCGGCGCGGGCGCCGGCGCCGCTGCGTTGCCGACGGCGCTTCGTGAATATGCCGACGTTGACGACCCCTACGCGCTCATGGCGTCCAGTTTGGTGGGCGCCGTGCTGGGCGGCAAGGCTGTGTCGGGCGCCGGTAACGTCGCGCGCGCGGCGGGCGAAACGACCCGCATGGCCACCACACCCACACTTACCGAGATGCGCGGGCAAGCCCAGCGAGCCTACCGGCAGGCTGAAGCGGCCGGGGTGCAATACGAACCGACAGCCGTGGTTCAGTTTGGCGACGATCTAGCGACAAAACTGCGCCGCGCCGGGTTCGACGCCGACCTGCACCCCAAGGCCAGCGCAGCTTTGCGGCGTATTCAAGAGGCAGGTCAGCCAGGGGCGGGCGGCGCGCCCGCGGCGCCCGTATCGTTTGAGGATTTGGACATCTTGCGGCGGGTGGCCCGCGGCGCGCGGCTTAGTATTGACGCCGACGAACGCCGCATTGGGCGCATGATCATATCGGAACTCGATGATTTTGCGCTGCGCCCGCCGTCAAATGCGGTCGCGGCCGGGGACGAAAAGGCCGCCGGCACCGCCATACGTGAAGCGCGCAGCCTATGGGCGCGCATGAGCAAAAGCAGCGAGATTGAAGATGCGGTCGAGCGCGCCCGGCTGTCGTCGCAAGGCAGCGGTGGGCGCATGGATGAAGCCCTCCGCGCACAATTTGCTTCGCTGGCCCGCGACATTCAGAAAGGCCGCGCGCCCGGCTTTACCGCCGATGAAGTGGCTAACATCGAAGCCATCGCCAAAGGTGAAACGCAACGGTTTGGCACACGTCAACTTAGCCCGCTGGCCCCCAGTTCTACCTTACGCGGTATGGCGTCGGCGGCTACGCAAGCGGGCGGCATGGCGCTGGCCGCGTCGAACCCTTACGCGGCCGCGTTTGCTGTCCCCACTATGGCCGCTGGCATGGGCGCTCGCGCAGGGCGCAACGCGCTGGCCGAATTGGAAGCGGCGAGGTTATCGGCGGGTGTGCGCCGCGGCGATGTGCGCGCCCCGCTGGCCGCGCGCCCGGTAAATCTTATGTCGCCGACCATCCAGCAAATGCTGCTTCAATCTGAGTGAGGCCCGCCATGCCGCAAGATTTCGTGAACATCATCATCGGCGTGGCCGGCGCGGCTATGGGCTGGATGCTGAAGGTCGTGTGGGAGTCGATCAAGGAGTTGCAGCAAGACGCGCAGCGCCTTGAGCGTGAGGTCCATACCCGCTACGTCAGCAAGGACGACTACCGGACGGACATCCAAGAACTGAAGGACATGCTGAAGGCCATTTTCGAGCGGCTGGACCGCAAGGTTGACAAATAATGGAGCTGCCGAAGCTGACGCCGGTCGTCCAGTTTGCCACCGCGTCGTTCGCGTTGGCAGTCGGCGGCTATTCCGCCGGCGAGAAATTCGGTTGGTTCAAGAACGAGATCATCACGTGGGCGCCAGAGCATTTCAGGATCGTGGACACCAAGATCGGCGCGCCGATCACGGTCACGGTGGCCCGCATAAAGCGGCGCGACGACTGTTCGGTCGAAGGCTTCAACGTGACGGTGCGCGACGGCGCGGGCGTCGTGCATGAGGCGCAGCCCAGCATGAGCCGCTTCACCGGCCCCGCAGGACCGGAAATCGACACCTTCACGTACCAGCTTACCTTGTCTGACAAGGAAACTATTGCGCCGGGCAAGGCGACGCTGCTGGCGACCATCAAATACAAATGCCCCGAGGGCGAGCGGACGGTCACGTACCCGCGCCACCCCAACCTGTCATTCGCACTGGAACGGTAGATGGACGCAATCCTCAACCTCGTCAGGACGGTCGCCCCAAGCCTAGCGTCAGCCGTCGGCGGTCCGCTGGCCGGCATGGCCGTGCGGACCATCTCCGAGGCGCTGCTGGGCAAGCCAGACGGCACCGAGGACGAACTGGCGCAGGCCGCGGCCAAGGCCACGCCAGAGCAGTTGTTGACGCTGAAGAAGGCCGAGCAGGACTTCGCGGTCAAAATGCGCGAGTTGGACATCGACCTTGAACGTATCGCCAACGCCGACCGCGACAGCGCCCGCAACCGCGAGGTCAAGACGCGCGATTGGACGCCACGGCTGCTGGCCGGGCTGATTACCGCAGGCTACTTCGGCGCGCTGTTCTACATGCTCCGCAACGGCCTGCCGCAGCACGGCGGGTCTGAGGCCATGCTGGTGATGCTGGGCACCCTTGGCACCGCCTGGGGCGGCGTTGTAGCGTATTATTTCGGCAGCAGCGCCGGCAGTAAAGCTAAGGACGAAACCATGAGCCGGATGTCTTCCAGATGAACCACTTCCCCAAAATCCTGGCCATGACCCTACACCACGAGGGTGGCTGGTCTGACCACCCCAAAGACCCCGGTGGCGCCACGATGAAGGGCATCACCATGCAAACCTATTCAGACTTCCTGGGCCGCCCGGCCATGAAGGACGAACTGCGCCGCATTCCCAACGACCACGTGGAAGCCATCTACCGCAAGGGCTACTGGGACAAGGTGCGCGGTGACGATCTGGCGGCCATCTCGCCGGGTCTTGCGGCGTGCGTGTTTGACTTCGCGGTGAACAGCGGGCCAGGCCGGGCTGCCAAGGCCCTACAGAGCCTGTGCGGGGCGGTGACGGATGGCGGGATTGGGCCTAACACGCTGAAGCAGGCGAAGGCGTGGGCGGACATGCTGGGGCCGCAGGGCGCGATTGACGCCTACCAAGCGTTTCGCCAGCACTACCTTGAGAGCCTAGACACGTTCGCCCACTTCGGCAAAGGCTGGACGCGGCGCGTGGGCGACATGACGGTGTTCGCCAAGGACAACGCTTGGGTTGACGCAGGAGCCTGACCATGGAACGCCGGAACGCTATGAGGGCTGCGATGTTGCCGGGGCGCGACCCCGAGGTGGCCAACTCGTTCCGGCGGTACATTGACGAACTGTTGGCGCCGCGCGATCCGTCGCGGCAGTATGGCGCCATTTTGCCTGTCAGCAGCGACCCTAACGTGCCCGGCAGCGGTCGGTTCGACCTCCGCGGCGGTTTTACCGGCGACATTTTGGGGATGTTGGGCGCTGGCGGCAGGGCCATGCGCGGCGAAGCTTACGACCCCATGGACATCACGACGGGCCTGATGGGCACCGCAACGCCAAGCCTTGCGGCGCGGCCTAGCGCCAGCACCGCGCGCATATTTGGCGGCGATCTTGCCCAAGGGGCGCAAAATCAATTCCGCGTGGCAAGAGAGCAGTTGCGCGTCGGCCGTAGCCCTGAAGAAGTTTACGGAAACACCGGCGTGTTCCGTTCTCCTGAAGGGCGTTTGATGTTTGAGATTGACGATTCAGCGGCACGGCTAAGGACGGAAAATCTAACCCCAAGCGGCGCCGATTCATATTACGTTCCTATGTTTCCCAAGACACCGTTAACCGTGGGGGACGTGCTGGAGCATCCAGAACTATACTCCCGGTACCCCCAAGTAGCGCAAACGCCACTGCATTCGACGGGCTTTAATTTTAACATAGGCGGCGCTTTTGACCCCGACACAAAAAAAATGTATTTGACGGGGGGTAAGCCTGACGAAATGCGGTCTGTATTGCTGCATGAAATACAGCACAACGTGCAGGACATAGAAAAATTCGCGCAAGGTGGTAGCCCGCAACGATTTTTGCGGCATGATCATACGAAAATGCGGCAGCAAAACGATCAAATAATGCAATCATTACGAGATACCCTCAAAACAGAAGGTATTGATGTTAACCCGTATATGCTCAACAGCGCGATAACCGCAGAAGCGGCGGGTAAAAAATTAATGAACTACCAACGTGACGCCCTAGACGCGGTGAAAACGCATCCTCTATGGAAAGACCTTAAACTGGCAATCGAAAACCATTTTAGGTTGACTGCCGCCGAAGCGGAAGCGTTCAAAAAATATCAAGCGCTTCACGGCGAGCGCATGGCGCGCACAGTGCAGGAGCGCCGCGACATGACGGCCGCGGAGCGCGCTGCGGCCATTCCTACGATTGTTGATTGAGCAGTTCCCGCCGCTCGCGCATGGCGCGGAGCGCGGTGAACCGCTGGTGCATACGGATCATCAGGGTGGTGCGGCGCTCCCCCTGACGTTCTTCTTCGATTAGGTTGGCCAACTCGTCTTCACGCAAGCTGCTCAACCGGGCGTTCAATTCCCGCC